GAGCATATAGAGACTAATGATGTTATCAGATATTATTTCGGTGATTTAAGAGGTAGGAAGTGGACAGAGAATGACATAGAATTTAGAAATGGCTCTAAGCTTATATCCAAGTCTAATATATCCGGTATTCGTGGTGGAGCTAAACTGCATAAAAGATATGATTTAATAGTCTTAGATGATTTTGAGGATGAGAATAATACCTTAACCCCTGAAGCAAGAAACAAGAACGCTAATCTTATCACTGCAGTTGTTTTCCCTGCTTTAGAGCCTAAGACCGGAAGACTCAGGATTAATGGTACCCCGGTGCATTATGACAGCTTTATTAATAACTTGATAGTTAACTTTGAGAAATCAGAGAAGCAGAAGAAAAGTTTTAGCTGGACTGTAAAACTGTATAAAGCAGAGATGCAGGACAAGGTGCTTTGGGATAGCTGGTTTCCCAAGAAAGAGCTTGAGAGGAAGAAAAAGTTCTATGTAGATTCTGGTCAGCCGTATAAGTATTGGCAGGAATATATGATGGAAGTGCAGAGTGAAGCTGATTCTATTTGGACTCGTCAGCATATAAAAGAGTATGAAGGAAGCTTTATGCATGAACCGGAGCAGGGAATAAGCTTTATTAACTTTGCTGATGGGGATACAAAGCCTGTTAATGTCTTTGCAGGAGTGGATCCGGCTACAGATTCTCAGAGAAGGGATGCTGATTTCTCTGTGGTGATTGTGGTGGCGACTGATGAAGATAATAATATATATGTGCTTGACTATATACGTAAGAGAGGTATACCGGTCTTAGCTATAGTGGGAGAGAAGACTAAAGGTATAGTGGATCATATGTTTGATTTGAATAGTATATATCATCCTAATTTATTTGTTGTGGAAGATACTACAATGTCTAAACCTGTGATGCAGTCTTTAGTATCAGAGATGAAGAGAAGAAATGACTTTGGAGTGAAGTTTAAAGCAGAGAAACCGGGAACCCGCATGTCTAAGAGAGACAGGATACAGGAAGTTTTATCTGCCAGATTCTCTATTGGTCAAATACATATTAAAAAAGAACATTTAGATTTACAGCATGAGATTCTTACATTTGGACCTCGGATGAGCCATGATGATACTATAGATGCATTGGCTTATGCCTGTAAATATTCCTATCCTATAAAGGGGATTGGAGAAACTGAGGGTAAATATCGGAAAAAGAAACCAAAGGCTAAAAGCTGGGTGGTTGCATAAAGGAGTAGATATGTCGAAGAAGAAACAACAAGGTGGTTATCTCAAAGGACCTTCTCATAAGAATGGGGGTATGCCTGCTATTGTAGCTGGACAGGAGCCGGTAGAGCTTGAAGGTGGTGAATATATTGTCCAAAGAAAGATTGTAGATGCAGTTGGTAAAGAAAATATGGACAAGTTTAACAAAACAGGAAGAATGCCTGCTATGAAAAAAGGTGGAAAAGTCAAGAAGAAGCAGATGGGTGGAAGAATGGCTCCTCCTATGAATCCCAGATTTAAAAAGAATGTAAGATATATGGAGGGGGGTGGAGAAGTTTCTGTTACTAATGATAAGGCAACTGTTGGTGATATTGCAACAGTTCATTCACATTCTGGATATAAGGTTGGCAAATAGTGGCAAATAAGAAGGCTGAAAGAGTAGAGGTTCTTTATCAAAGACTAAAATCTTCACATAGAGATCAATGGCTTTATGTCAATCAGAGAGGTTATGACTTCTCTAATGATAACCAATTATCTTCAGAAGAGGAAACTTTTTTAAATGATAGTGGAATGCCTGATTTTACTATTAATAGAATAACTCCGGTAGTAGAGATGTTAAACTACTATGCAACAGCCAATAATCCAAGATGGCAGGCTATAGGAGTGGATGGCAGTGATGCAGATGTTGCAGCAGTCTTTTCAGACATGGCTGACTATGTATGGGCTTCTTCTAATGGGCAGACACTACTTTCTAATGCTGTAAATGATGCAATTACAAAGTCTTTGGGCTATCTGCATATTACAGTGGATCAGAATCTTGATCAGGGTCTTGGTGAGGTGGTTCTACATCAACCAGATCCATTTGATGTATATGTGGATCCAAAGAGTAGAAATATGCTGTTTAAGGATGCTGCATATATTATGGTCAAGAAGATGCTTCCAAAGTCTCACTTGAAGAAGATTTATCCAGATAGTATGCGGAAGATAACTAAGGCAGCATCTAATGATTCAGAATATTCTCTTTCCCAGAGGTCTGCAAACGAAGATCAGAAGGATATACTTCAAACAGATATCACTTCTACATATGATGAGAAGGGTGAAGATGATCCTCTGGTGAATCATTTTGAGCTGTATGAGAAGATTAAAGTTGCATATATTAATGTTTTCTATAAAGTTCCTCCAAGTGAAGAGAAGATGAAAATGATCAGGCAGCAGGCTAAAGCTAAGGCTGATATGCTGAAACAAGAGCTTGGAGTGAAGCTTAAAGAACAGCAGATGCAGATGGAGGAGGCTGTTAAAAGTGGTGGTATGATTCAGGAGAGGTATGAGCTGGAGATGAAGAAAGCCACTGAAATGATGACAAATCAAGTGAAGGCAGCTTTAAAAGAATTTCAAAAGCAGTTTGAGGCTCTTAATACCAAGATAGATAATAAAGTAGTTACAGAGAAAGAGTTTAAGATATTATCTAAAGATGATAACTTCTCTAATATGATTACAGATACTATAAGATTTTATGATAATAGAATTAGAATTACTTGTGTTGTCGGGGATCAACTTATTTATGAGAGAATACTTCCGGACAATATAAAAGATTATCCAATAGTACCCATTCACTATAAATGGATTGGTACACCTTATCCTATTTCAGCAGTTTCTCCGTTAGTTGGAAAGCAGAGAGAGTTGAATAAAGCTCATCAACTTATGATTCACAATGCATCTCTCGGTTCCTCCTTGCGTTGGATGTATTACGAAGGCAGTATAAATGAAGAGACGTGGGAGAAGTTTTCTTCAAGTCCGGGTGCCTTACTCCCAGTAAATCATGGCTACGAGCCTCCTAAAGAAGTTATGCCGGCTCAACTCTCTAATGCTTTCTTTGGGATAGTGAATGAGGGTAAATCTGATATGGAATACTTGGCTGGAATATATTCAGCTCAACAAGGAGATACAAAAGCTACTCAGGATATGCCTTATCGTGGTATGCTTGCTATGGATGAATATGGAACAAGAAGGGTTAAGTATTGGTTAAAGCATTCAATAGAACCTTCACTTGTTCAAATAGGTGAAGTAGTAAAACAGTTTAGTCAGGCTACATATACAGCACATAAGGTTGTTAGAATAGTCCAGCCCAATGCAATACGTGATAGCAAAGAGGTTGAAATTAATAAACCACTTTATAATGATTTCGGGAAGGCTGTGGGCAAGTGGAATGATTATGCTGCTGCTAAGTTTGATATAAGACTTGTAGGCGGTTCTACTATGCCTGTTAATAGATGGGCTTATTTACAGGAATTAAAAGAGCTTGCAGAATCTGGAGTTATAGATCCAATGGCTGTATTAGCTGAAACAGATATACGAAATAAAGAAAAGATTGCAGAAAGAATGAGCAAAGTGAAACAGTTACAAGGACAGATAGGTGGTCTGGAAGAGCAGGTAAAGGATAGAGATGGAACTATAGAAACCCTCGAGAGACAGCTTGTACAGGCTGGTATTAAAGATAAGATACGGCAGGCAGAGGTTGAGATATCCAAGAAGAAGCATGATGTGGGTGCAAAGAAGGATAAGGAGTACTATAGAACAGATGCTGAAACAACTCTACAGAAGCAAAATATTAAGAGAGAAGCAGATTTAAGTAAGAGACGTATGCAGGATGCAGTAAAAATGTTTGAAAAATCCTTGCAGCATACAAATAATAATAAATAACTTAAGGAGTAACGATGAGTAGTAAAAAAGACAGTAACCCTGATATTGAGACTGTTCTTGAAGGAGATACAGGAGAAGCAGAAGGCTCTGATTCTTTTTTCGATAGCTTAGAGAAACAAGTTAATGGTCAAGTCTCTAGTGATGAAACTAATGACTTACAACCAGAAACAGAACAGGTAACTCAGCAACAAACTGACCCTGAAGTCACTGGCAATGATGAAGTTGACTTGAAGGCTGAAGTTAAGAATCTCAAGAAGAGATACTCTGACTCCAGCAGGGAGGCTCAAAGATTAAAAAGTGAGCTTTCAGGTGTTGAAGGTATAACTCAGTATAAGCCTTTAATAGATTATTTACAAAATAATCCTGACTCAGTTCAGGCATTAAGAAACCATATTAATGGTAAGCCTGAAGATAAGTTTAGTGAAGACTTTGTATTTGATGGACATGAGGCTATAACAGAGCCTAATTCTGAGTCTGCAAAAGCTTTAAAGCAGATGATAGATTCTGAGGCTGACAAGAGAGTCCAATCTCGAATGGCAGCACAGGCTAGTAAGAATAGGGCTACTATAACTGAGATGAAGCGTCAAAGAGAAGTTGATGACTTTATAAAACGTACTGGCATTAATCAAGAGGAGCTCAATACTATGCAGGAATGGGCTTCTCGGAGAGAGCTTACAATGGATGACATCTATTATCTTATGAATAAGGAAAAGGTGGCAGACAATGTAGCTAATAATACTAAGCAGGATATGCTTAATCAGATGAAGGCAGTTCGTAATATACCTATGAGTGCAAGTAATGCAAATAGTGCTCCAGATCAGAGATCACCGGATGATGCAGTTTTTGACATCTTGAAGGGGATGGATGAAGGAGCAGAGAACCTGTTCGGTTAAAAGCTTTCCTTAAGCCTAGCTGAACATATTATATAACTTCTAAATAGGAGTCGGTTATGGCTGATTATTTAAGTGCGATAACTCCTGCAACAGATCTCTCAGTAGATGATACACAGACTTGGTCTAATGGTACATCACTAGATACTGGTGATCTCAGGAGAAAGTTTAATTTTGGAAATCAGGTATCAGAACTTGCGATTTCTCAAGATCCTTTTTTTAGGTTTGTGAGTAAAGTAAGCAAAAGTCCAACAGATGATCCTTCTTTCAAATTTACAGAAAAAAGAAACTCTTGGCACAAGAGATATGCTTATGTTTCAAATCATGGAACAACAGCTCCAGCTGCATTAGCTGGTACAGAAGCTTCTGTTACACATGGGGATGTGGATGCAGGAGATGTTTATTATTTTTGTATGATTGGAGATTATAATTCTTCAGGAAATATACAAAATGTATATGGTAGAGGAGCTTTAGGCTCAGAAATATCACCGGGAGATAGTGGAACTCAACCATCTTTCTTCTTGCAAGATCAAATTCTTAAAATACCTTATATGACAGGTGTTACTGCTGCTTCTTGGGATGATAGTTCTGCAACAGCAGCTTCTACAGCAAGTGACTATCTTTTAGCTAAAATAACCAATGTAGATACTTCATCTGTATCAAATGCAGCAATATTGACAACTACGATTATAAGAAAAGGTTCTGGAACAAGTACTTTTGAACTTGCTTCATATTCTGCTTATAATAACGCTTTAGATGCAGTAGATGTTTCTGGATTTTCAGTTGCAAGTTATCTAGAACCTAAGAGATGTTATGTTGTTGGTACTGGTCATGATGAAGGTAGTGGTTATCCTGAAACTTGGAAAGATCAACCTTACAGTACTGGATTTGGTTTAACTCAGATCTGGAAGACAAGTATGGCTATGACAAATACTGCAAGAGCTACTGTTTTGAAGTATGAACCAAATGAGTGGGCAAGAGTTTGGAAAGAGAAACTTGTAGAGCATAAATGGGATGTAGAGCAATCTTTACTTTTCGGTTCTCAAGGAACTGTAGGGACTACTCAATATACTCAAGGTGCTGTTGACTTTATAACAGGTTATGGTAATGCTTTTACTCTAGCAATAGCTACTAAGACAGCAGATGATTTCTTAGATGATATGTCTAATTTCTTAGATCCTCGATATAACAATGCAAATGCAACTGTATTCTTCTGTAATACAGCAGTTTATAACTGGCTGCATAAGCTTGGTGGATACTTTAGTAATAATCTTAATGTTAATTCTAACTTTAGTGCAGATTTAGCAGTTACCGGTAGAAAGAAAGTCTTAGGACTTGATACTACTACCATTAATACTGTTTATGGTGATATGAATGTAGTTAGGAATATCCATTTAGATGGAACTAATGTTCAAATGCTTGGTATTAATATGAAACATGCTAAATATCGACCTCTAGTTGGTAATGGCGTAAATAGAGACACCTCAGTATATGTAGGTGTACAAACACTTGAAAACTCTGGTGTAGACAGAAGAGTTGATTTAATCTTAACAGAAGCTGGGATGGAATGGTCAATGCCTGAAACTCATGCTGTCTGGACAGCATAAGGAGATAGATTATGGCTAATCCAATGTATGGACAAAATAAATATGATTATAATGTTGGCTGGAAAATAAATCCCGGAGCACCTACAACTGGACTTGATGGTGCTAAAACATTAACTATAGCTCATATGTTAACACAAGTTTGTTCAGGTGATCCTGCGGGTGCAGGAGTTGCATGGACATTAGATACACCTGCTTTATGTGTAGCTGGTGTTCCCGGAGCAAAAGTTGGTGATTGTATTGACTTTTATGTTGTTAATTTAGGAACTGCTGATGCAGCTGAAGATATTACAGTAACTATGCCGAGTGGTGGTACTGCGGTAGGCTTAATGTTAGTACACAATACTATAACTGCTGAAGAAAATACTTCATCTGGGCATTTTAGATTAAGATTTACTAATGTAACTTCTGGATCTGAAACATTTAGCTGTTATAGGCTAGCATAGAAAGGAGTAACTTATGGCTAAATTAGGTGTTCCTTCAGCCGGATGGGCTGGCAATTATGTTGAGACAATTACAGCATCAAAAACATTAAGCTATAGTGATAGTGGTAAGGTGTTTTTAGTTGGTACAGATGCATTAACAATTACACTACCAGCTACTAAGACAGGTGTGAAATATACATTTGTTAATAGTGGAGCAGCTGGTAATAACATCATTACAATTAGTCCTAATTCTTCAGATGCAATTAAGGGAAATCTTAATTCTTCTGTTGGTTCTAATGCAGATGCTACTACTGCAGATGGCTTAGTTGCTATCTCTGGTGGAGCTGATGATAAGGACTGGGTAAATACTAAAGCAACAGCTAATGTTGGTGATAGAGTTACTATTGTTGGTGATGGTACAGATGGATGGTGGATAGTTGATGGATGTGGCATCTGGGTAAGTGAATCTTAATAAATGACATAGAGTAGCTCAGGATACTCTCTTGGGCTACTCTTTCTTACAACTCATTCACGCTTTTGTCAAGCTTAGAGAGGAAGTAAATGGCAACATTTCAGGCACAAATAGAGGGATTGACTGGGCTGGCTATTACTGGCAGTTCTAATCCTACACAGACAGAGCTTACACAGTTTTTAACTGATGGAGCAAAAGATGTAATTAATCGTATATCTAAGCTTGATTCTTCTAAGATGCCTCTGTTTAGTACATCTACAACTGATTCTGATGATTCAGGAGTTGTTGTAGATAGTGGCTTGATACTTGATGTTGTAAGAGCTGATGGTACTTTAGCTACTAGCCTTAATCCCGCCTCAAGGATAAATTCAAATCTTAGGTATAGAGCAACTAACTCTAATAGTCTATCTTTTCGTAGTAACTTTCACCCTTGCTATTACCTTCTTGATGGGAAGGTATATATAGTACCAGCTCCTTCAAATTCAACTACTAATAAGGCAATAGTATCTTATGTTTCCTATCCAACTATTGCATTTGGTGATTCTTCTATTGGAGGGAGTTATAGTTCAGCAACAGTTCAATCAACTACAAAAGCAAATCCCTGTGTTTTAAATTCTACGGCTCATGGATTTTCTGTTGGAAATACTATTAGTCTCTCTGATTTTACAGAAATGACTGAATTGAATGGAATAACCTCTCAAGTAGCAACTGTCCCAGATGCTAATAGCTTTACTTTAGAGGGAATAGATTCTACTAATTATGCAGCTGTAGAAGCTACTGGAGGGTTTGCAGAAACAGTTGTTCAGGGTTTTGCAGATGAATATGAGTATTTAGTAGTTATTTATGCAGCTATAAAGACTTTAGAAGCAAAGATGGCTGAATTTGCTATAGATGAAGAGGATGAAGAATTAGTTCGAGCAATTACCTCTAATCTCACATCTTTAAAACAAGAATATAATGGTGCATTTGCACCTATATCCCCACCTCAACCTCAACAAGCAGCTCAAGGAGGTAGATAATGAAAGTTTTAGAAGTAATGGAAAGAGCTGGAATCTCTGAAACAGGTCGTGCAGTAGCATACATCAAAGATGCTTTAGAAGAGATTAATATGCATACACCTACTCATGTGACTACAGTTAGAATTGATATAGTTAAAGACCAGAGATACTATGATATGCCTCATGATATGATTAGAATGCTGGATGTAAGGGCTAAGAATCACTTTAACTCTAAGGATGAGTACAGAACTATACCAAGGCATATGTTTGAGCCTTATACAGAAGACAGTGATCAGGAGTTAATCTAATGGCTTCAGCTAAAGAATACGGATACTTTGTAAAGGGTCAGAAGCTGGCTCTGGTTGAGAAGGATACAGCTTTAGACAATGATGTAAATTCCAGAGACTATGGACCGGATACAAATAGAGAGAGATTCAAATCTCCTCTATCTGCTGTTGCAGATGGAATAGAACTGGAGTATGTTTATAGTCCTGAATACTTTATAAACCAGACAGATGATAAAAATACAGCTTTAGAAGATTATTATGTTGATAATAATGGGTTTTTAGGGCTGAGAGATCCGGGTGGTACTAATTTTTCAACTTCACCAGAAAGCCTTTCAGCAGATAGTTATTTTGTATTAAGGGGGGCAGGACAATTTAATGGTCTTCATAAAGTCCAATCTCTTGCAACTTCAAGTAGCACTGATGATACTATAATTACTTACACAAAGTTTCAATCAGTAGTAACGGCAACAGCTTTTGAAAGAACTGTAAGTCTCTATTACAGTATAGATACACTTAATGATGAAGATGATGTACTTCATATATCAGAATACTTATCTAAAGCAGTAGTCTATTTTGTTAAGGCTAAGATAGCTGAAGATAGAGGAGACTTTCAACAGAAAGAATACTTTATGAAAGAATTTTATAAGATGGTTCATCGGGGAGAGAGAACCAAAATACACACAATAAGGAGGGTGAGTCCTTCTTATGCAGCAATAAGATAGGAGTCAGAGATGGCAGGGAACTTACATAAGTATACAGTGCAGGAATCAGGTAATGCTGGGTTAGGTCAAGCAGGAAGTGCTTTTTCTGATACTACAGACAATTTAACTCCAACAGTAGGTGCATTTGTAGCCATAACCATGATAGAGGATACAACCTTTACTGTTCTTCAGTCAGCAGAAGGTGCTGGGGTTAGATATATAGGCAATACAGCATCTAATGCAGGAGCTGGGAATGGTAATGAAGCTATGGATACCTCAAATACTTTTCCAGCAGGTGTAACTATATATGGTAGATGGGACTCTATTACACTTAATGGTGGCTCTATAGTAGCTTACATAGGCTGATATGCCGTCTTTAGGACTTGCATCATCACTTAGCAAGGGTATAGGTGCTTTATCATCTTATGAAAGAGATGGACTTAAACTATATATGCCTTACAACTCTCCTAAAGAAGTTAAGTTTGTAGGAGAAGGTAGTACAGCATTTGATGGAAGTGGTGATTATATAACAGTTTCAAGTGTATCTGCTCATGATTTTACATCTGATTTTACTGTTTCTGCTTGGATTAAAGCAGATTCTGGTTCAGATACTTATGATGCTATAATAGGTAAATATGACTCAAGTAAAGGTTGGGATTTAATATTAAATGCTGGAAAACTTAGAATGGCAGCAAGAGGTTCTGCCTCTATAGATACAGATGGTAATGATGGAAATGATTTAAGAGATAATAAATGGCATCATGTTTCTGCAACAGTAAATGAAAGTGCAAATACTATTATATTATATGTTGATGGAGAGATAATTACTACCCATACAGGTGAAACATGGACACCTACTACAACTTCTAATAATTTAACAATAGGTGCAAGAGGTACAAGTTATCCTTTTAATGGCAGTATAAAGAATGTAGCAGTATGGAGTAGAGTTTTATCTTCTACAGAAATACAGAATGTAATGCACAAGACTTATGCAGACTTATCAGGAACTCTTTCTTCTGGACTTGTATCTTGGTGGGCTTTAGAAAGTGATTATGTAGATATTAAAGGTGGGTATAATGGTAGTTCTTCTGGAGACCCTACTTTTAATACTTCTTTATATGGTGGAGCAACTCCACTTATCCCAAGAGGATTTGATAATGCACCAACAGTACAGGCAGATGCTATAGGTACAGGTTTTGCTTTATTTGGTGGAGATACCAGTAATGATAAAATAGTTGTTGCTGATAATAGTACATTAGATATTGCAGATGCTATTAGTATATCTGTTTGGATTAAACCTACAGTAACATCTACTTATAAGGGAATTATAGATAAAGGAGTAATGGGAGACAATCTTGGAGATTATGGTATGTATCTTTCTAATGCTAATCCTCCAGTCTTACACTTTTTTTTAAATGGTGCTAGTAAAGTAACAACAACTGATACTATTACTATCAACAAGTGGTCTCATATTGCTTGTACTTATGATAGAACTGCAGGTGGTACTACTGAAGCAAAAGTTTATATTGATGGAGTATTATCAAAAGAAGGTGATTTTTCAACTGCAATTGCTACAAGTTCAACTGTTTTAAATATTGGTCAATATTATACTGATAATGCTTATGAGTTTGCAGGCAATATTAAGAATGTAGGAATATGGTCTTCTGCTTTAACACAAGCAGAGATACAGTCTATAATGGAGAAGACTTATTCAGAACTTATAGCAAGTGAAAAGACTAATCTTGTAAGTTGGTGGGGATTGGATACAAATGCTGATGATGAGCATGGTGATAATGATGGGACTTTAACATAATGGCTGCTACTATAACAACAGGACAAACTGCTGCTTCTCTACCTCAGAAGAAAGGTGACCCACCAAACTTAGGTACAGTTAAGTCAGGTAGAGCATTAGCCTTTGATGGAGTGGTGGATTCACTACTTACAGACACTATACC